TGCTTAAATTTCTCGTAAAACAGCAGAAAATTGAAATTCTGGAGCGTGAGGTGATTGCTTCCGACCAGATTTCTTTTGTGACTTTGAAGTTCACGTTTGATGGTGACTGGAAGAAGTTTTATAAAGTGGTGCAATTTACACAATGTGACGAAACTTACAACCGTGTGCTTGGCTTTGACGGGCTTTCCTGTCTGCTTCCGGCGGAACTCCATGCAGGTGCAGTCAAAATGTCTGTTTTCGGCTACGATGCGGACAATACATCAGGTTTAAGAGCGACAACTGTTCCCGTCACTCTGAATATTCGTCAATCCGGATTTGTGGGCGATGATGATTCTCCGATTCCGCCTACTCCCGATTTGTACACGCAGATTCTGCAAAAAATCGAAGAGGTCACTGCTCCGGATATGTCCGATTATCCGAAAAAAGACGAAATTCAGAAAATGATTCAACAGGCTCTTGCAAATTCAGAAACTGTTATTCCGTCCGATTATGTTACAATTCAGAGATTGAATGACGAAATTCTGATGATTCATGAAAGTCTCACACCAATCAGAGAAAGTTCTCATGCACATAAAAATAAAGAAATTCTGGACAATACAACTGCAAGCTACACACTTGAAGAACAGAAAAAACTTGCTGAATTGAATCTTTCGGATTATGTCACAATCAAAAAATTAAATGATGAAATCCTGATGGTGCATGAAGCCATCACACCAATCAGAGAAAATTCTCATACGCATAAAAATAAAGAACTGCTGGATTCCTTAACGGCTGAATCACTGACTTTACTGCCTGATTTACAGCAGTTTGAAGATGTCACAAAATACGACATTCAGACAATTAAAGAAAGTATTGCACCTGTTGTCAGGCAGGCACATTTTCATGAAAATCTTGCTGTTCTTGACGGAATTACGGCAGACAAAATCAAGAAATGGGACAGCATCAGCACGTTACAGACACAGCTAAACGGATTGTCTGCTGAACTGACACTTATCAAAAATAAGGCAAACAGTAATTCTGACCGACTTCATGCAGACGAAGCAGCAATTGATAACATCATTTCAGAACTGGATGAGATTCAGGAAAAAATCAAGAACCTTCCGAATTTTGACATCATTCAGGAAACACTGAAAGCAATGCAGGCAGAAATTAACAGCAGCGGAAGCAATATTCAGACTATTTTTCAGAATGGTGCAGATGCCCTCCAAAAATACGGCGAAACGATTTATACATTTTATAATAATGGTTATCGTTCGCTGTCTGGTTTTGTGCAGGCATATCCGAATTTCTGTTCTGCGGAAAATGATTATGCACTCTATTACAATCAGTCTGATTTTAGCTGGGCAGGTACGGTGTATACCATGATTCTCCAGCCGTTCAGCATTTCAAAAAATTCAGGCATTGTGCTGACGTATCAGTCCGGTGCGACAGACAAGGGAGAACTGTATCTGATGCGGAAAATCTCTGGCAGGACTTATGCGGAACTTGCACAGGTTGTGTATGAGCAGATTCAGAGCGGCAATGCGATTAAACTGGAATTTCAGTGGCTGCAAAGCAGTGATTTCATTTCAGTGCTGGTTGACTGTACAGATATTGCAGTTGGTCAGTATTATCTTGTTTGGAAAGGCATATCCGACAACACACATCCAAAAATCAAATCTGTCAAAGTTTTAGGGGGGTGACGATTTGAAAGAAAATATCTGTACTTTAATCGCTGTAATTGGGGCAATTTTTACTTCACTGGTAGGCGGATGGGATTCTGCTATGACGACTCTTGTTATTTTTATGGCGATTGATTTTATGACAGGTTTTGTTACGGCAATTATTGGAAAGTCCAAGCACAGCATCAGCGGAAGGCTCAACAGCAAAGCCGTCTGGGTGGGGCTTTCCAAAAAGTTTTGTATAATTTTAATGGTGATTGTTGCGATGAGAATTGATATTCTGCTCGAAACGACTTATGTCCGTGATGCGACCTGTATTGGATTTTGTGCTAATGAACTGCTTTCTATCGTGGAAAATACGTCATTGATGGGAATCCAGTATCCGCCAGCTATGAAAAAAGCACTTGAAGTATTGCAGAAAAAAGCAGGTCAAACAAATGCAAACGCTCAGAATCTTTTAGACGAAATCGAAAAACAGGAGGAGAATGACAATGGCAGTAAGAAGTTATAATTTTGGCGATAATACACAGCTTTCTCCGCACTTCAATGTGCAGGAGTTCCGCTGTAAATGCAGTCAGAAGCATGATATTCTGATTGCTGAAGAACTGGTTGATAAGCTCGAACAGCTCTATGCAAAACTGAACTGTTCTAAAATTATCATCACAAGCGGTATGAGGTGTCCGTCTTATGATATTTCTATCGGTGGAAATGGTGGTGGACAGCACCCACTCGGCAAGGCTGCTGATGTGGTTTGTTACAATCAAGCTGGTGAAAGAATCAGCAGTAAACTGGTTTGCTGTACTGCTCAAGATTTAGGCTTTGGAGGTATCGCAAACATTGATACATCTTATACAGCGACACATCTTGATGTGAGAACTTCTAATATCTGGTACGGAAATGAAGTCATCAATTACCATACTGTGACAGATGATTTTTACAAATATTATGGCATTGCAAAAAACAGTACAGCACAAAAATCTACAGCTTTGAAAGGCATTGATGTCAGCGTTCACAATGGTTCTATTAACTGGAATCAGGTGAAAAATGACGGTGTACAGTTTGCGATTCTCCGTGCAGGATATGGCAGAGAGACATCACAGAAAGACCAGTGTTTTGAGGAATATTACAGAAATGCAAAAGCTGTCGGTATGCCTGTAGGAAGCTATTGGTATTCTTATGCTGTTTCTCCTGACGAAGCAAAAATCGAAGCACAGGTCTGCATTTCCATTTTGCAGGGAAAGCAGTTTGAATATCCGATTTATTTCGATTTGGAGGAACAATCTGCTTTTAATACCGGAAAAGCAAACTGCTCTGCAATGGTTCGTGCATTTTGTGGCGAACTTGAAAAAGCCGGATATTTTGCAGGATTATACATGAGCCGTTCACCTTTCAACAGCTACATGGAGGACGACATTAAAACCAGATATGCCCTCTGGATTGCAGAATACGGCAGTCAGCTCAATTACAGCGGTTCAGTCGGAATGTGGCAGAAGTCCTCAACAGGCAGAGTTTCCGGCATCAGTGGAAATGTTGACATGAACGAATGCTACATTGATTATGCTGAAAAAATCAAGTCTGCCAGACTGAACGGTTTCGATGGGTGTCAAATCGTTGATGCTCCTCCAATTGCACCTGTTGCCCCTGCACTTCCGAAATCAAGAAATGATGCAACAGTGGAAGTCAGCATCAATGGAGAAACTTACAGCGGAAAACTGGATAAGCAATAATTTTATTCCGGAATGATTTTTATAAATCGTTCCGGATATTTTTAGGAAGGAGTACGGAGATGACAAATCAGCAGACAGAACAGATTCTTATACTGAAAACCAAAGGTTACGGATACAAAAAAATCGCAAAGGAACTGGATATTTCAGAAAACACGGTAAAATCAGTCCTGCGGAGAAAAAGTGCTGAACCACGCTGTAAAAACTGCGGTGCAGTTCTGTATAATACTTCCGGACATCGTCAGAAAATTTTCTGTTCCGGAAAGTGCCGCTATGCTTACTGGAGAAAAAATGCTTCTTCCAAAGGCACAGTCAAATCTGTGTGTTTAAACTGCGGAACAGAATTTTCTGATTATTCTTACCGACACAGAAAATACTGCTCCCACAGTTGTTATATTTCCAATCGTTACAAGGGGGAAAACGAGCATGAAGCAGAATGAACTGATGTATCAGGTAACAATGAGCCTGTTCCGGCAGATGCTTAAAAACAGCTTGCTCACCAAAGAAGAATACGCCGTAATTGATACAAAGATGAGGGAGAAATATCAGCCGAAATTCGGCACATTATTCGTTGACTTATCCCAAAATAAGAGGTAATATGGTAGCTGAAAGGAGGGCTGTTTCATGCGAAAAATTATCAAATTAGAGCCTGCAGTTCCGGCATTGCCGAAGCGAAAAAAAGTCGCCGCCTATGCACGTGTTTCAATGGAATCAGAAAAACTGATGCATTCATTATCTGCACAAATCAGTTATTTCAGTGAACTGATTCAGAAGAATCCGGAATGGGAATATGCCGGAGTGTACGCTGACAGATTCATATCAGGCACAAGCATTGAAAAAAGAGCTGAATTTCAGCGTTTGGTTGCTGACTGCGAAGCCGGAAAAATTAATATTGTGCTTTGTAAGAGTATCTCACGTTTTGCAAGAAATACGGTTGATTTGCTGAAAACAGTCAGGCACTTAAAAGAACTTGGTGTGGAAGTCCGGTTTGAAAAGGAAAACATCAGCTCCATGAGCAATGACGGAGAAATGTTGCTTACCCTTCTTGCGAGTTTCGCAGAACAAGAAAGCATTTCCCAAAGTGAAAATATCAAATGGACTATCAAAAAGAAATACGAAAAAGGTGAATCTTATGGAAAACGCCGCTGCCTTGGCTATAAATGGGAGAATGGACATTATGTTATTATTCCGGAAGAAGCTGAAATTGTCAGAGAAATCTTCGCTCTTTTTCTTGCAGGAAAGCACGGTGTGCAGATTGCGGATGAACTGAACAGCCGTGGTATCAAGGGCATAAAGGGACATCCTATCAATCCTTGTTATGTCGTCAGCATACTGGATAATATTACTTATACCGGAGATTTGCGTTTTCAGGAACACTATTCACCTGCTGTCCGTCATATGAAGAAAAATTATGGTGAAGTTCCGAAATATGTACTGGAAGATGCACATGAACCGATTATCAGCCGTGAAGATTTTGCTAAAGTCAAGGCAATCCGTGACAAAACAAGAATGTACAAAGGCAGAAAAAGAACATCCTGCTTTTCCAGAAAAATGTTCTGCGGATGCTGCGGAACTCCAATGCAAAGAATGACAGCCAGACTTGCACACTCAAAACGAAAATATTGGGAATGCCGCCTGAAAATAACATCACACGGAGATGGATGTCAATCCCTGCATATTTATGAAGATGTTCTTGAACCACTGATTGCCGGTGTTTTGGATATGGAATATTTTCAGGCAGATATATTTGATAAAACTATCAGATATGTTAATATTTATGATACGCATATTGAACTTGTAAAATATGATGATGAGGTGATTTTATGCCAACGATAACAAAAATTCCTGCATCTGTCAGCAGATTTTCTGCACAGCCGCTCAGTCATAAAACACGCAGAAAAGTAGCTGCTTATGCACGTATTTCTACCGATAATGAAGAACAGCTTACTTCCTATGCAGCACAGGTAAGCTATTATACAGATTATATCAAAAGCCGTGAAGACTGGGAATTTGTTAATGTTTATACGGATGAAGGAATTTCCGGATGCTCTACAAAAGGCAGAATAGGATTCCAGAAAATGGTGGAAGATGCCCTTGCTGGAAAAATTGATTTAATTATTACAAAGAGCGTGAGCAGGTTCGCCAGAAATACGGTTGATTCTCTCACAACAATCCGAAAACTGAAAGAACATCATGTGGAATGTTACTTTGAAAAAGAATCTATCTGGACATTTGACGGAAAATGTGAATTGGTTTTGAGCGTGATGGCGAGCATAGCTCAGGAAGAGTCACGTTCCATTTCTGAAAATGTTACATGGGGGCAAAGAAAACGCATGGCTGATGGAAAAGTCAGTGTAGCATTCAGCCATTTTCTTGGCTATGACCGTGGTGAAGACGGAAATTTTGTTATTAATGAGGAAGAAGCCGTTGTCATCCGTAAAATTTACAGCCTGTTTCTTGAAGGGCTTACACCACATTCTATTGCAAAACGGCTGACAGAACAGCATATCCCAACTCCGTGTGGTAAGGAAAAATGGCATCAGACTACCATAAAAAGTATCCTGACTAATGAAAAATACAAGGGAGATGCTCTCCTGCAAAAAAGTTATACTGTGGATTACCTGACCAAAAGAATGAAGGTCAATCATGGCGAAGTTCCTATGTATTATGTGCAGGATAATCATGAAGCAATCATTCCGCCAGAAATTTTTGATGCTGTTCAGCAGGAAATGGAAAGAAGAAAAAACTGCAAAAGCCGTTACAGTGGTGTAGATATTCTGTCATCAAAGCTGATATGCGGTGACTGCGGATGTTTCTACAGCCCGAAAATCTGGCATTCTAATGATAAATACAGAAAAACAGTCTATCAATGCGGACATAAATACAGAGGCAAAAAACACTGTTCCACTCCTCATTTTTCTGCAGAACAAATCAAAATGTTATTTATTGATGCAGTCAATAATTTGCTTGACAGCCGTGATGAGATTATCAGAAATCTGAGAGAAGGCATGGAACTGGCAGCTGACTGCACAGATTTGGAACAGGAACGTGACAGTCTAAAAGAAGAACTTACTTTGCTGACAGGAATGATAGAAAACTGCATTATGGAAAACGCCCGGACTGCTCTTAATCAATCTGAATACCGCAAAAAATATGACAGCCTTTCTGACCGCTATGAAGAAACAAAATTCAGGTATGAAGAAGCAGAACGACAGATTGAAGAAGTTCATCAGCGAGTAAAGACAATGGAAATTTTCATCAGCAGCATATCAGTTCGGAAGCCCCTGACGGAATTTGATGAATCATTATGGGGAAGTCTTGTAGAGAATATTACAGTATACAGTAAAACAGATATCAGAATTAAATTCAGAGATGGAATGTAAGAAATCAGCACTCTGCCGGAAACGGTGGGGTGCATTATTTTTTTGCCTATTTTTCGGAACAAACGCTATCGTTTGTTTATGCACCCCCTTGCACCCCCCTATAATATCACATTTTTTATTGTATTCACGAATGACACGAGAGGGAACTAATTCAGTATTTGAAAGAAAGACGGCTCTATATCAACGAAGAAATCAATAACGAGGAGGAAATTTAACTATGTGCGCATTATTCGGATTTTTAGACTGCGGAAGAAGAATTCCGCTCAAAGCATTACAGAAACTCATCCAGGCTCTTGCCAACGCATCAGAAGTCAGAGGAGACCATGCAAGCGGCATCTCCTATATGAAGGACAATCAGCTGACTATCTACAAACGTCCCAAGCCTGCCCATAAGATGAAGTTCAGACTCCCGAATCATACCCGTGCTGTCATGGGACATGTCCGCTATACTACGCAGGGAAGCCAGGAATTCAATCAGAACAACCATCCGTTCAGAGGTCATGCCGATATAGAGTTTGCTTTCGCTCATAACGGCGTACTGCACAATGACATGCAGCTCCGCAGAGACAAGCAGCTTCCTGTTACAAATATCGAAACGGATTCCTATGTCGCTGTACAGCTGATTGAGATGCAGAAAGAACTCAACTTCGATACTCTGAAAAGCATGGCAGAAGATGTCAGAGGCAGCTTTACCTTCACAATCCTGGACGAAACCAATGCTCTGTGGTTCGTGAAGGGCAGCTCTCCGCTGTATCTCATCTATTTCCCGGAACTCAAACTCTATGTATACTCATCCACAGCAAGCATCATGAAAACGGCTCTGAAGCATACTCCCCTTCGCTGGATGCACTATGAGGTTATCGAAGCCGATGAAGGAGACATTCTCAGAATCGACCACAACGGCAAAATCACCCGTGACAGATTCCGTGTACCGTCTGTATTCAATTCCAGATTCGGCGGTTCCCGTTTCAGATATTCCGTCAGTGATATCGCCGGATGGGACTATGAATATGACGATGCGACAGCAGAAGAACTGAACAAACTGAGCGAGACTGACTATGCTGACCTGCTCGACCTCTGCGGCTACTTCGGCGTATCGGAAATGGAAATTCTGCGTCTCCGCCACATGGGCTATACTTACGACGAAATTGAAGAATACCTGTTCTC